CTGTAACCATCGTTTTGCCCGACATTGAGGTGTTCCCGTGGGTGGCATGAATACCGCCCTTCCAGCGGTGTTTTACGACCACCTCGTCGGTAGGCCAGCATGACCAACATGGATGCCAAGCAGGGAAATGGTCTTTTAGGGCAAAGCCCTTGACAAACTCATATTGGGGTGCATTGGCTGCCAATCGGTTCTCAAAACGAGCGTCATGGTTGCCCATTGTCCAAATTAGCTGACTATTGTGTCTAGCCTTCTTAGCGGTATCTTCAATCTCGCCAAGAGCTATCTCACAGGCTTTCAACTCTTGGATTACTGAAGGTGTTGAATCCCATCCAATGCGAGGGAAACGGCTGATAGAAGCGCCATCAAATACATCGCCATTGGCAATGACAGCCTTGGGCTGAAACTCTTTAATTGCCCACAATAGACCCTTGTAGGCTGTTGTATGGATTGAAGGCCAGAAGTGAGCATCACTAAAGACGATGACTACACCATTCTCAATGCCTAGTTCTTTCCTGACTGGATTATCAGGTCTAGCAATAGTAGGTGATTTGTGTGTTGAGGTAAGCGCAATGCCTGACTTATCCTCAATTAGTTTACGCCGCCTGAGAATCTGTCTCTCATTCATCCCAATGGCTTTTGACATCTTAGCCGCTGATTTGTGTGTATTCCAAATCTCAACAAATTCTTCATCGCTGTAAACTGGCTTTGGCATGACAACTCCTGTTAAGTTGTCTGAAATTAAACTAAATCAATGACAACGAGATGAATCTTAACGTGGTTTGTTCAATGTTTCATAAACAGTGTTGTAAGCATCAATACAAGCATTTAGTTGCCTGATGGATTTGTCTCCGTCGTCTGTGATGGCGACAAGAGATTTAGCAACCTCTCTGTCAAGTTCGGCTGTTGCTTGAACGCTATCTCCGCTGGCAACGGGGGTATCTGGGGCGGTGTATACGGCGCAGTTGGAGGCTTTGACAGGAATCCGCAGCTTGAGAGCGCCAGAGTCAATGTCAGAATTGCGCTTTTGTTGAGCAAGTTTGGCTTCATTGTTTGCCTTTACAAGTTGTGTTGTTTTAGTGTTGATAGCCTTTACCAAGGCTTGTTCCTTTACCCTTGCCTCATCGTTTAAACGGGCAATCTCAAGTTGTTGTTTCTCACGCTCAGAATCCTCGCCTTTTGTGTACGATACCGCACCAATGCCCAAAAAAGCGCAAATTAGGGCAAGTATTACCCAAGGGTTAAACAGGCTCATGACTCAGCTTTACCGCGCACATACGCTTGAGCAGCCATAAACGCAACAACAATTGTTCCCATTGCCGCACAGTAGGTAGTTGTCAAGCCGCTTAAAGCATTGACCTTTTCCAAGGTAACAAGACTAGACGCCATGAAAGCAATCAAGGCAGGAGGTGCGCCAAGTGCCGCCCAAGCCATAACCCGTTGTTGGTCAGCCATCTTATCCATGTTCTCAATGGTAATCATGCGCTCTGATCGAGCCAATTCAGCATCAGTGACTACGCCATCGTGGTCAGTATCAAACTGGTTGTAGGCTGAATCTTTCTCAAGTTGCTTTGTCATTTTTTTCCCTTTCAAGTTGTTTAATCAGCTTTTGCACTTTCTCTTGCTGGTGTTTCGCTTCATTTTTGGCTTGCAAAACATCCATGTACAACATACCCATAACGGGTAGCAACATACCCACAAGCACACAAGCAGCCACCCATCCCATTACGCTCTCCCAATCTTGGTCAAGACTCCTATTAGCAACCACAGGTACAGGAGGAAAAGAATACTCACTAGCAGATACACCTGCTTTTCTGCTAGTAGTCGCTCTCTTTCCTTGCGTTGCCATTGTTCTGCATCTCTTTTCTTTCTAGCCTTTTGTTGCTCTGCCGCAATTACATCCTTCATCGCAAACACTTCAGAGTACAAAGCACCCATTTCTGGAGGTGACTGATAGACCATGCACTCCCTGATCTGGACTACCAACCTCTCCATTTCCTGCTGTGCAAGAACCCTGTTCAGGGCTTCTTCCATCAGGTTCACATCATCTGCAAAGACTACAGTCCTAGCCTTCTCCTCTGACTCCCTAATGTGTTCTTCTAGCTTCTCTTGTAGCTTGAAAAACTCACTTAGGTTCTTAACGATGTCAGCTTTGACTTGAGTTTCGTCAACAGCAACATAATCCGACTTTTTAGAGTTACTAACAGACTTTGTAGCTTTTGGCTTTGGCTTGCTACCAAAGAACGCAAGTAACTGATTCCAGAATCCATGAAGCTCTTTACCAATGGCAACAACTTCTTCACCAGTGCGTTTAATCTCGACAAAAGACTCTTTAGCTTGCTTATAAAGGTCACAGCCAGCTTGGATGTTTTTAACCAAGCCAGCCGCAAGAAGACAAATAGATATTGGGTCAATTTTGTGTCCTTATCAGTCTCTACGAACATTTAAAAGACCTTGTGGTGCTATACCACCGCCAAGCAATCCGCTGTATTCAGAAATGGTTTGTCCCATTCCTCTAACAAGTTCAGGTCTTTGACGCAATGCAATATCTGCGGCACGAATTCCCATAGGAGAATACAAAGTTGATGCTCCTGCAATTGCTGGAATAGACACCATTGGTTGTGAAAGAGCAGCAATACCACCTAATGAGCCAATAGCCAATCTGCCTTCAAGTGTTGAATTTGCATCTTGACCAATGGTTTTAAGTGCTGCCTCAGATAATTCCTGTCCACGAGCAGTCCCACGAGCAAAAGCAGACTTCTGTCTTGTAATGTCAGATTGTTTTACAGCAAGACTGTATTGCTTTGGCGTAAATACACCATTCTCAGCACCAGTATTTGCCGCCGCTCTTTCCATTACCTTCAAATCTCCATAAGCACTATCTATTCTACGCAATTGAGGTGTGTATCGTTGATTCTGTTGATAAAGTTCTGTTTTGAAGTTCTTTAAAACGCCATCTAAAGCATCGCCAATGTTTCGGTCTGATGCTGATTGACTGTTTTTGTATTTGATAACTTCTTTGGCAAGATCAGATTCAATGCTCTTGTATTCAGCACCAGTTAATGTTTTCCCAGAAAATTTATTTAAAGCAACATTGTTCAAAACATTAGTTGCTTCTTCTCTTTGTGCAACAGATGGCAAATTAGCCTTATTTAAAGCATTAAGAATCCCGCTTGTTGTTTTGAAGTCAAGATCAAACTTCATCTTTGCTAATACTTCATCGTATTTGTTAGATACTTGTTCAGCAGCATAGGCTACAGCATCACGACCAACAACATTCTCAGGAAGTTTGTCTCCAACTTTATCAAGTGCTTTGTTGATAACGCCCTTATTGAAATCAAACAAAACTTTTTCTCTTGCGTTGCGAATTTGACTACCAATTAAAGGCAAGTTTTGAGCAAAATCCTCGGCTTTTTTATACATTCCACCAAGGGTCTGACCCGGAGTCGGTGTAATACCTAAATCACGCATCGTTTGTTCTGCTTTGGATGCAATAGGGTTTAAAACTTTACCAGTTGCAGATGCAGCGGCTTCGCCTACCTTACCGGCTACAGCACCTAATCCAATTTGAGTCGCCTTTTCTTCTGCAAACCCAGTTGGCTCATTTACTGGTTGCATAGCGCCTTGTGCCGCACCTGCCGCTGCCGCCTGTGTACCAACACCAGCACCTAATGCACGAGCACCTTGAGCCGCTCTTACGCCAACAGCAAGATTGGCAGGACTTACAACATTTCCAACAAGTCTTCCAACATCAAAGCCAGTATCTCCTTGAGCAGCCCGTTGTCTTTGATATGCCGCTTCTTCAGCCGCATTCATTGCTCTAACACGTTCTGCTTCAGAGCCAAAAAACTGACTTACTGGATTAGGCGCTAAACCACCAGCAGAAGTAATGAATTCAAGACCTTTTGGCAATAATTGAGCAGCACCACTAATAGGTTCTTTAATTCCCATTAATAGACCACTTGAAGGGGCAGATACAGGCTGTTGCTGAACGCCAAAATCTTCAGGTTTTGCTAAACCCGCTCTAATGGCTTTCTCCATAACAACAGACTTAGGTGTTCCCTCTGGAATACCTTGAATTATTGTTCCATTTGGAAGTTCAATATCCATTTTTATTCCTTAAGGTAAGTCACTGAATTTAATTACATTGCTTTTTGGAGCGGATGCTGGTGCTTGTGGTGTCGGCACATTTTTACCAACCCTATCTTTTGCCGTTTGCAAATAAGATTTAATTTTTACAATTTGCGAATCAAACTCAGATTGCTTCATTGATTGAGTCAATGCACCAACCGCTGCTTCAAGTTTTTGACCTTCGGCATTAGACAAAGCGCCCATGCCCTTGAGTGCTTGAACTTGAGGTAAGAATGTCTGCGCCTTGAATGTTTCAAGTTGAGCCGCAAAACCAGCGGCATCAGTTCCGGGAATCATGGATAACTGTGCGCCACCAAATCCAACAGCGGCCTTTTTCCCCGGATGAGTAGAAAGAGTATTTAAAGTATCTAATGCCGCATCAAATGATGCAACAAGACCTTGTTGTTGTCTTTCATTTGCAAGCTTTTTCTCATTTGCTGCCTCTTGACGCAACTGCAATGATGATTCTCTGATTGAATTCATAATTGCATTTTGTGCTTGACGACCTTCAGACGCAATCCTTGCTAACTCTGCTTTAGATGCGTTATTTTCTCTTGCACGCTCTAGTCTTGCTTCGTTATCTCTTTTAGCTTGTTCAGCTTGAGCTTCAAGTTTTTCTTTAGCAAGTCTTTCTTGTTGAGCAAGTCTTTCAGACTGTTGAGATGCCATCAATTCACGTTGAGCCGCTTTATCAGTAGATGCTTGCAATGCAGCCAATACTCTATCAGGATTACCATACTTAGTAACAATAGACAAAATCTCAGCTTCAGTTGCATTTTGTGGCAGTCTAGACAACTCATCACGAAGATTCTGTTCTTGTGTAAAAGACAATTCTGCTTTTTGAGCTTCAGCAGTTGTTTTTCTAGCAGTAGCCATACCAACTTGCATTTGTCTACCGGCATCAGCAATTGCCATAGCAAATTGTGGGTCACCAGATTGAGCCGCTAATTGAGAAACCCTCATAAATGAACTAGGGTCGTTTTGGTCTAACTGACTAGCCAACTGCTGACGCATTGAAATCATCTTCAACTGTGGGTCTTCACCACCCAAAGCACCACCAATAGCACCAGCTAGCTGTTGACCAGCACGGAAAGTCCCATAGTTAGCACGAGCCATTGGGTCAAGCTGTGCA